GCTCATGAAATATTTCTCCGTTAAGCCGCGAGGCGATTGATTTTAGCAGTCCAGTCCAGCGGAGTGGAGGTTGCTACAAAGGTGAGGTATCCGCCGTCGGCGGTAGCGGTGAAAGTTACGTCCGTGCTGGCGAGTGTGTTACCTTCGCCAGCGATGACTGCGAGCGCGACTGCATCGCCGCTTTCGAGACGACGCAGGATGAGCGTTCCCTTGAAGCGACGGATGAGGCCAGTGTTCTGCACTGCAACCGCGTCAATCTCGAATATTTCCTGACGACGCGGCTGCACAGTGAGGCGCGGGCCAACCTTGTTGACAGTGGCGCCGGTGGTGAATTCCAGATCAAGATCGTTCTTTGGGCGAACGCGGTATTGCGTCAGGAATTTTTCGTACTCGGAACGGTCGAACGTGATTGGAGCGTTCTGAAGACGCGCCCAATTCTTGCTGTCCCACGTGAACGATACCGCCGCGCGCCAGCCGCGAACGTTGAAGGCAATGTTGGTCACGCCCGCCAGATCGTAGTTGCGCAGTCCAGACGAGGCAATGATTTCGCCGTTCTGAACCTTGTAGAGATTGGCTTCCGTGATGAGGCTGTAGGAATCGAATTCGTCGTCACCGCCGACAAGCTGGAAATAATCCCCGACGATTTCAGCCGAGTTTGCTTCCGTGAGCGTGTTGAGGTTTTCGAGCGCCGCACGGTCAGCCGCCTTGATGCGGCCGTTCTTGCCAAAGGTGAGCGAAGAAATTTTCGCGTTGTCGAGCGGCTGCGATCCGTTGACGCCAAGGCCCACGCGAATGACGGCGCTTGTGTTGACGGGCTGCGTTCCGGACGCCGTAACCCTGCGGCCATCGGCAATGAGATAAAAAATACCATTGTCGAAACCGAACAGGAACGGCACAGGCTTGTTGAGCGGAAGTTCGCCCGTCATTGGAACCAGCGTGACTTCCGCCGTGGCGTAGCCGTCCTGCGACGAGACAAACTTGAGAACGTTGCTCTCGACAAACAGCTTGAACGCGTCGCCAGAGTATCCCGACGGGTTGTAACCGAATTCCAGAACTACGTCGTTGTCGCATGTGCCGGTGCGAATAATTTCCCCGGCGATGGACCACGAGTTCGACAGGAAACCGCCAGCGTACAGCGGAATGGTGGCTCCCGCGTAGTCAGCCGCAAGATAGTTGCCGGTCGCCCAGCCCGCCCAGAATTTTTTCCCTTTGACAATCGTGGACGTCAGCGTTCCCGTTTTCGTGAAATCTGCGCTGTTGGTGAGAATGTCGTCTTCCGGGTCAGTTCCGCCCGCACACACCATCGCCATTGCAATGCCGGGCACTTTCGGACCGAACGAACCTTCGGAAATAATTCTCTGTCCGCCGAGCGCTGTATCCAGATCGGCAACCAGCGTCACGCCAGTATCGACTCCAGCAGAACGCAGGCGAAGACCAACTTCGTTGTTGCCGGGACCAATCTTAGAGCCGTCAGGGACAACCACTTCATTGTTGGCTCCGAAAATGACGCTGCCTTGACCGGCAGTCGTGACAGTTGTCGATCCGGCAGGCCACAACCAGTTGTCAGGGCGAAGCAGAACGGCTTTTGATCCAGCATCCGTTGCACCGCCACGGAAAATAATCTCTCCACGCGGCAGAACGTCCAGATCATAGACGCCAACCCAGCCGGAAGCCGTCCACTGCACGCTGCGAAGGTCTGGCGTCAGAGCCGACACGACTGCGCCGCTCTCAACGAAAATATACGGACGTTGCGTTGGGCGGGCCACAGGCTTTGCAAACATGCTGACTGCGCGCGAGCAACGCACGCGGCCAGAAGCGTTTGCCGTGAGCGCCGCCGTGCCAATCTGCACGAGAACTTCCGATCCCCAGCGTTCGCCCCACGTTTCGTTGTTGGGCGGCTTGCACAGGAACAGCCCGGCAGTCGTCATCTTCATCACGGCGCGCGTGTATAGGTCGAACAGGTAGAGATTATTTCCTGCACGAACGGCAATCATGCCTTCAGCCGCGTGCGCGTTGGTGACTGCATCGACAGCGAGCGGACCCCAAATGCGCAAAATTTGCGGACCGTAGTGCGGGACTTCCTTGCGAACCGGTTCGGTCGCATCGATGAGTTCAACGGCGCCGGTGCGGGCAATGACAAACATGCACGATGGCGCTCCCGTCTTGACGGTCGGCGTCTGCGTCTCGTTGGCGACGCCAGAAGCGCGCCAGAATTCCCGCCACAGACCAACGTCCTGATCGCGAGCCGTATCCCAGACAACAGCCGACAGAACGTCAGTGTAATCCAGCGTAATCTTGGAACCTGCGAAATCCATGAAATAATTCCTTCGTTTGCTGGATCAGTTGAACTCAGAACGCCAGTCGAGCATTCCGCTGTTGAAACCGCCGCTTGGACGCAAATAATTCTCGAACACGTTCGTCTGGATTGTGAACAGTTGATCCGCAGGGTGTTCGACCCACACTGCCAGATTGTTGGTTCCGGCAATCGGCTCGATACGAATATTTACCGAGTCGTCGCCAACGCAGTTGTGTTCAACCGGCGTGACTGCAATTGAAGGCCACGGCGGCACGTAACGGTTTTCCGGGTCTTTGCCGGGCTGCGGGCTGATCGTGTGGTAGCCGTAATGCCAGAAGCCATATTTTCTTATGTCAGGCATTCCGTTGGTGCGGAAGATTGAGAGCGCCTGAATGGCCGGGCGCGACCACTCCGCCAGAAGGTCGGGGTGATAATTTACGTACGCGGCCCAATCAGCGCCAGCGAGCGTTGTCACATCGGTCGGCGGTGCAACTGGCGACGGCTGCACGTTGTAAGTTCCGTTGCACACGTGCGGCTCAACAGGCTTGGGATCATCCAAGACGGGGCAGACAGTAATGTCCGTGTCGATTGTGCCGGTCGTGTCGGGCGGAATTTCAATGACGGCGGCGAGCGTTTCCGTAATCGTGTTGGTGCCCGCGTTGTATTCCTGATAGCTGCCGCCAGCGTTCGTGACGAAATAATTCTCGTTCGGAGTCGACGCATCGAGAACCGTCGATACTTTCTCACGCATGCTGATGGGCGGGAAAGAAGCCCACGTTCCGTCAGCCGTGCCACACACCATGTTTCCCGCGCGCAGCGACACGTCATTCACATCGAGAGACGGAATGTTGGAGTTGTCGGGCAGGAAATTATTCGTCATGCGGAAACGCTCGTACTGGTAGACGCCGTGGTCGGTCGCCAGCGCCAGCGTTCCAGTGATGGGGTCAATGTCGATTGCGCGGATTTCCTCCGGCGACGCGCCGAAGTGGAATTCGTCCGCGCTGCCAGTGTTGGTGAAAAATTGGCGCTCCCAATCCAGCATCGTCTCAAGCTGGTTGTCGGTCGGAGGCGTCCAGCACCAGCGCATGAGCGCAATCTGTCCTTCGAACGGAGCAGCAGGCGTGCGAACGCCGCGACCAATGTAGAGCGAGCAGGAAGCGTTCTGCACGCCGCGATAGTTTGCGGCCAGCGTCGGCGTGAAGGTGTACGCCATAAAAAATACGCCGTTGTAGCTCACCATGAGACGGTTGCCGCGCTTCACGATTGCAAACAGCGACCACTGATTATTATCCACGGCGTTGAACGACACCATGGTAATGACGTTTCCGTTCGAACGGTGCGTGACCTTCAATGCAGTGCGCGCGACGGCGGGCGTGTCCGGATCGGCGTTGGTTTCGACTTCATCAATCTCGACGCGCAGATAGTCTTCGTTTGCGTCGGAGGACGAAATCTCGAACAGGACTTGATTGGTCGTCGTCGCAGGAATTTTCGCCCAAAACGGAATGCACCAGCCGGTTGCAGGAAGGCTGATGGTGTTGGCGCCGTATGCAGCAGAGAAATAATTGCCTGATGCAAACGGTCCGTAGGCTTTCACCTTGGAGACGAGCGCTTCGGGAACAGTGCCGTTCTGCGTCAGGCTGGTTGCACGGCCAGAGCGATCAAGCGTTTTCGAGTTTGCGAGCCACGCGCCCTTGCAGTCGCCAATGAGCCAGCCGGAAGACCAGTCTTCCGATTGCATTGCGACCATGCCGCGATCCGGGTCAGTCTTGTTCTCGATGACGCGAGCCAGAATGAGTTGCGAGGATGAATTTTTCCACGCGGCTGCAATTGTGCTTCCGTGCGCAGCGACCAGAACAGGATGCGAGCCGTTGGAATAGACGGGCAGGCAGAGCTTGTTGACGTTGGCGGCGCGCGTCTTGTACTCGTACAGCGGCGCAATGAAGCCGTCGTTGTCGAGGAATTCCGAGTCGGACGAAGCGAACAGGGTTTGCGGGCGGAACGCCTTGATAGCGTCTTCGCCAGCCATGAAAATATCCCCGTACGGAGAGCACGCAACGTCAGTGAACGCGTTGTCCTGTCCGACAAGCAGCACAGTGCGCGACGGCGTAATCACGTAACCGTTCGTCTCGCCAACGGCTGCAACGTAGTTGCGGTTGATGCCAGTGAGCGGATCGACGAATGAGGCCGACGAAATGCCCGCAGCAATTTTTGCCACGTCACCGAACAGCGCAGAGCCGACTGCGCCCTGACTGTTGATGGAGCCAACGTTGATGGCTTGCGCCGTGTCGTTGCGTTTCGAAACTGGCGTCGAGTAGCGGTAGCGGAACTGTTCGGTGAAAAAATATCCCTCGTCGTTCGGCAGATCGAACAGCATGAGGCCGGTTGCCGACGCAATGAGAATGACGCCGTTGCGCGCGTCAACAGCAGTCGGCGCGGCGCGAAGCCAGCGGTCAGGGCCGTAGGTGAACGTCATCCAGAGCGCAAGGTTCACATCGTCCGCGTCGTAGATTTGCAGCTTGTCGGTGCGGGCGACAATGAGAGCCGTCGACGGAAATTTTCTTTTCACGCCGCGAACGGTCGAGGCCGCTTCGTGACGCCATGACACTGCACCGAGCCGGTCGCGCCAGCTTCCCTTGTCAGCATCGAGGCGCGTTTCATACACGCACGTCGCTACAATGTCGGCGTTGTCGTCGAGCGACTTGTTGATTGCGGCCAGCACAAAGTCATCAGCTTCCGAAACGCCATAGACCTTCGATCCGGCGCGGCCAATGATTTTTTTCTTCACGTCCACATCGTCGTGACCGAAGATGACTGTGTCTTCTTCATCGACAGTGACGGCAACGCCGGTCGGGTTGTTGGAAATGTCCTTGGTGAAATAAATGCCGTACGTCGGCGCGTTGTGGTTTGTGATGGACGGAAGCTGACGCGATCCCCACGGCGCGCCAATCTTGAAGGATGCCTTCAAGGAAAAATCGTTGTCGTACGTGTCGAAACCCGGAGCGATACCGCCGTGGTCGTTGACAGGCGCAAACGGGACAACGGTATCGGCGCCGGTCGCAATTTGCAGCCGGTGCGTAATTACGTCCCAAAACGGTTCGCCTGCAACCGGTGCTTCGGCAGGATCATTGATAACAGCTTCACCGAGACGGAAAGTGATGTGATAAGGGCCGTGCATTCGTCAGTCTCCAAAATTTCCGCCGCCGATGGAGACAGAACTTGCGTTGTCTCCGAACGTGCCGCCGTTGAGTGTGCCGCCTGAAGTGTCCAGCTTGTTGAAGTAGCCGCCGAAATACAGCTTGCCAGCCGGTCTTGAATATTTATCTCCAACGCGTCCGCCGCTAAGCGTTGTGAAGTAGCCTTCGTGGTAGGCTTGGAACATGTTGTTCACCCACCACGTGTCATTGTCCGCGTCAGCGTACAGCAATGCAGGCGTGTTGAGCCCGTTAAAATTTTGCACCACGTAAAGCGGGAACTCTGCGTCGCCCGGCGGCGATCCGACAAGCCCGTCTTCAGTGTCCACAACGGGAAGCGCCGCAGAGTTCTCCACTAGCACCTGCAACGACGAAGCCTTTTCGTTGGACAGGATGCGGACTGCGAATTGCAGGATGAGTTCAGAACCTTGCTGCGTCGTCGTCGTCTTTATTTTCGGCAGCGGCGTCGTGCGAACACCAGCGGCGAACGGTTTGCCGTTCTGGTCGAACGCCATAATGTTGCCGACGTTGAAGTCGCCAATGCTGGAATTGAGCGTCAGTTCAATCACCAATATTTCCGGGTTCTCTCCCAAGAACCAGCGCATTGCATCAGCACCGCCTTCATAGACGTAGCCGCGAACGTCAGTGTCAGTGATGCGCGGCGTATAGCTCACCGTGGAGCCGATGCGAAACTTTGTGAACCGCAGCGGGACTTGGTTGACGATCATTGCCATGATCGCCTTTGTCCCTTCCGTGAGCAGGATGGCTTCGTTCATTTTCTATCCTCAGAGGTATTCATCACCGACGTCACCGCCGGAAATAATGTTCATGTCCTGATCGGCTTCGACGAAACTGTTTGTCAGCCACGTTTCCTTGTCGAACAGGACAAACGCCGGGCGTTGGCCGAACGCATCCTGTTTTTTTATTAGTCCTTGGTTCTGCGGAGCCAGTTGCCATTCGCTGTACGTATCGAATTCCGGCATCCCGTAGTTGAGCGACTGTTCAGGCGGCAGAGTGAACTTGGAGAAAATATTCGTGCGGCGCAGCGACAGGCAGACTGTGATGCGGTCGGCGGCGCGGTCATCGCCTGCCGGATACAGGCGGATGCGCTGGTTGAAACGACCAAACGCCAGCGGCGCTCCGCCCGACAGATACACAATCATGCAGCCAAGATCGATTTCGGCCGTCGGAATAATTTCCAGATACAGGTTGAGTTTGCCCGCACCAAACGCCAGCCATTTGATTGCCGACGCGTTGAACGTCTGCTGAATGTCGGGAGCGACTGTAGACGTAGGACCGACAGAGTCGACTCCCGGCGTTCCACCAATCACCCAATTGCCGAGTTGAAGCGCACCGCTTGCGGCGGCGTCAATCGTCGTCTTTGCTGTGTTGTTCAAACCTGCAAAAAACATGACCTACTCCGCTCGCGCCGTGTAACGCGCCACAGTGATTGTCCCGGCGAGTGACGGCGCGTCGTGGGGGAATTCCACAGGCAGAGACGAAATGCCATGCAGCACAACGTTGATGGGAGCCTGCGTAAGAAAAAATTCGCGAAGCTTTTCCAGATCAATGTCCGGGTTTTCCTCGACGTTGTAGAGCAGCAGCACGCGCGACGTTGGGAAGTACAGCGGCGTTGACACTTCGGCGGCGCGAACGCCAGAGAACACTGTCAGCAACCGGTTGCGCGAAACGAGGCTGTAGCGAATAAAATTTTCACCGTCGTTCGACCACAGCGGTTCGACAGCGAGTTTGGCGTTGAGAATCCAGCCAAGGAAGTTTAGCCCTCCGTAGGTGGAGCTTTCCTCCCAATACATTGACGTGTACTGCGCCAGACGCCAGTAGCCTTCGGTCGACAGTTCGTCAGACAAAAATTCAAAGCCAAGCATGTTGGCGTTCTTGACGAGAAACTGCCTGCCAATGCGGACGCGATCAGTGATGGTCGCAAAGGTTCGCTCTCGCGTGTTCTCGCCAGTGATGCGGTCCCAATATATTTCAATCTGGTCTTCGGGGATTTCGCGCGGGTCGTCGCTGATGTTGGCGAGTCCAGCGGCAGTGAGCAGCGGCGGCAACTCGCGATCCGTCAGGAACACGTAGGACAGGGCGGCGCGAACGTTCGAAAGCTGTTCGCCGTTGATGATGAAATAATCACCAATGTCGCGGCGGTACAGCGAACGCATGCGGCCAAGTTCGCGGCGAGGCTCAGTGACAAAGTTGTGCTCAACCACGTCCCACGCCAGCATGAGGGACGAGAAAAATTCATTGTCAGCAAGCGCAGGAGTCAGCAGGCGCTTGTGAGCGACCTTGTGAGCCCTGACGGCGAGCGTGGCGGAATCACCGACGTAATCAATCTCTACAATGGTGGTCATGCCGAACGCTCACCGTACACACACGTCAGACTGACGTTGTTCAGCTTGACGTAGCTGTAATTATTTACAGTCATGTCCACCATTGGCGCGGCCAGCTTGACGTGCGTCACGTACGGCGCGCTCGATTCCTCGGTCGTGAGGATTTCGTAAATGTCCGAGCGATAGATATTTCGCCCAATGGAGCCAAGCGTCGGCTTGAGGCTTTCGCGCAGCGCAGTCTCAACCGCATTTTTTATCGCTTGCAGGTTCGAGTTGGGCTTGCAGTAGATTGTCGCCGTCACATCGAGGATGACGGGCGTCGGGTCTTTGCGCACCAGATGCACGCCAATCATCGATCTTTCAGTCAGCCATTTGACGAACGTGTTCCACTGGTCGGTTGACCACGGAATTGTCGACGCCGTAAGCATTGACACGTGCGCGAGGTTGAATAATTTCGGATCGTTGGGATCAATGTCCTGCTGTCCGAGAACTGCGCAGTCAATCACGTCGTCGTAGGTCAGCACCAGCGACTTGTACTGAGCGCGCGTAACGGCCTTGCCGCGTCCAGAGAAAAGCGTCGGAGCGTTGACGCGATAAAATTCATGGTCGCGTTCATCGCCGCCGCCAAGCGAAGCAGTCGTGGTCAGGCCAGTGATGACAGAATTGGTCAGGCATTTGACGGCAAGGCCAATCGTCGGGAATGCGCCTTGCGCTCCATCCGTGCGGGCGTAGACGAATTTGACTTCGGCGCCAGCCGGGGGAACGTCGCCATAGACGCCGTTGCCGAAAATAATATCCGCAGCGCCTTTGGCGGTTGTCAGATCGATGTAGACCTTCTGTTTCGGATAGCGCCAGAGGCCATCCTGCACGTTTGTCCACGGCTCGTTATTGATGAAGCACTCAAGGTCTTCGTCCGACGTGGTGAAGTTGGACATGCCGACTTCGTAGCGCTGGTGAATTTTTCCATTCGCCGTGAAGGTTTCCTCCATCACGGTGCCTTGGTGCAGCACAATGCCCGCCTGTTGCGCCTGACCTTCGTTGAAGACAATCTGGTCGCGGTTGAAAAATTTAGCGCGGCCGACCGACCATTGCGTGTAGGCGGGGATGACGTGGATTGCATCGAGGTTTGCGTTGTTCAGCGTGACGCGGACTGACGCAGGTTTTTTCCTCAACAGGCGAACGCCAAGCATGCGCGCAATGGCAAAGATGGAATTCGGCAGGCGCGCCGTGTCCAGCATGGTTTCCTGCGCCGCGCGCACGACCGCAGTCTGGTTCTGCGCAATGCCTGACGCAATGGCCGACAGAAGCAGGTTGCCAGTAGACGATTGGGAAGCGTCGCGCCAGCTATCGGACTTGGTGACTTCCATCTGAAGCGCGCTGAAAATTTCCTCGAAGTCAGGCGTCACGTTCTCCAGCGCAACCGGCGTCGGCGCGTTGGCTTCCATGTACGCTCTGTACCATTCCGCAATGGTGTCTTCGGTAATATTTCCTAGCGCCACGCCAGAGTTGGAAAGCTGGCTGTGCAGGTATGCGGCGATGGGGCCTGAAACGCGATCATAATAGCTCAAGACGGCCTCCGGTTACGGGTTCGCAAACGCGAGTGTCAGGTTTCCGCGAAGATTGGGGAACTGCCTGATGCGATACGAGACGTTTAAGTAAAATTTCGGTTCTGCATTGTCGAGACGCACCTTGACGTCCGACGGCGTGACAATGATTTCGTCCACCCATTCCATGACAGACGACAGCACATCGGACTCAATGCGGCTGGCCGTGGTCTGTGTGAATGGCTCTTTCAGATAGCGCTCAAGGTCGCATCCGAAATTCGGCTCCATGACGAGGGAATTTTTCGGAGTGACGAGAACGTTGGTAATCTTGCCGTTGATGGCTTCTTCATCAACGACAAGCAATTTTTTCCCACCGACCGTGTACTCGGAGTTCACGTCGATGAATACGGCGCTATCGCGTGCGGACTTGGTCAGTTCCATCAATCACTCTCCGTAGGCAATGCTGGCGCGGTCGGTTTGGTGCGCGCGGTTGCTGCGGATGGAGACGATCCGCTCGTGGACTGGTTGAGGTTGACGCGCGCCGCTCGAATGTCCACCTGCGAACCAGAGTGAACGTTGACCTGTCCGGATGACAAAATATTCGTCGTGCCGTTGACGTGCAAAGCCAAGTCCTTCTTCGTCGTCAGTTTCACGTCGCCGTTGTTCTCAAGCTCGATGAGCGAACCGGACACGTGATGAAATTTTACTTTGCCAGTCTTGTTGTTGACCAGCAGCAGATTGCCGCCGCCGTCCAGAAATCCCCACGCATCGGGATAGTCCACCAGCAGTTCGGCCGGAATGTCGCCTTCCTTTTCCACCCGCCACGAAATATATGCCGGATGAAGCAGCGAGTCGTCCAAGAACATGAGCGCCACCTTGGCGCCAATGAGAGGGACGGCAATCATGCCCGCCCCGCTTCCAGATATGCCTGTGCCGCCGCCAATGTTCATGGGCAGAGCCCACGGAACGTCTTCGTCAGGAATGTCCCTGTGCAGCACCGCCACTCGCACGCGGCAACGCAGCATTTTTTTCGGATCGTCGTTTTCAATCACGACACCGGGAACAACCTTGCCTCGGAAGTTCTCGTTATGCTGCAATACGGCGGTAGGGCGGAGCGTCATTATTTCCCCTTGAACAAGCTAGGGATGACGTCCAGTCGCAGATTCACGTCCAGATCGATGTTGAGTTCTTCGGCTTCCCATCCGTGCGGACCGCTGCCGACGCGAACAGAGTTCACAAACACGTACTGCGGAATGTAGACTTCCACGTCGAACGTTCCAGCCAGTTCAAACGCCAGAACGCGAACGATGCGATCCAGAATTGTGCGGTTGAACAGCATTTCCTGCTGGTGTTTGACAAGAAAATTTCCACCGTTGGTGCAGTTGACCTGCAAATCAGCTTCCAGCGATTCCATAATGCGCCGGTGATCGGTTTCCGTGATGTGCGTAATGTGGTTGGGGCCATTGTAGACCCGGACAATATGCGTGCAGCCATCATCCAGCGCTTCCTGCGTGATGACCTTGGAACGATGTTCAAGACTCAGTTCGGTCTTGTATGGGTAGGACAGACTTTTTTTCCTGCTCATATCATTTTCGACTTTGTGTTGATGCTTCGCGAGTTGGACACCAGACGCAGTTTTTCGAAATACCGTCCGCCGTTCACTCCATATGCTTTAGCGATCACAAAGTAGACGCCTGAATAATTATTGTTGTCGGTGTTGGAAAGAGGGTCTTTCATTTCCAGTTGCACCGTGTCGAACAGTTTGGCCTCGGTTTTTTTCTCGTAGTAAATGTCGACAAACACCTTGTAAGTGAGGGCAAGACGCTCATTCTGGTAGCGCGCCCTAGCAAAATTTTCATGGCAATTGCCAGCGTCCATCGGCATGATGACGGAGCGCGATGTTCCAATGTCGGTCTTTACGTCCGTGTTGATATCGAGGTAGTCGCCGTGCTTTACAGCGTCGGCTTCGTTGATTTCAAATTTTTCCCCATCCACGCTCATGCCGGAAATGCGCGATGCGTACGCGCCGAGGATATTCGCAACGCCAGCCGTCTTGACCTGTAGGCTCAGAACGGGAATTTCGTTTTCGTCTTCCGGATCAGTCGGCATGAGCCATTTGGCGGTGAAGCCCGGTTGCTCGCCTGCAATCTGCGAAACGTCCACGTAGCGAAGCACGCGATCAACGTCCATGCCAATCGCCATGCAGCTTTCGTCGGAAGCCCATCCGTAAGCGGAAATTTTCGACGCAAACTGCGCGTAGGTCTGCTGACGGGAAATCCACGCCATCTTGTCGTTGGTCGGATGCGGCACGTGAACGCCAAGCCCGCAGTCCTGCGCCATGTCCTGAATGGCGCCAACGCTGGTATTATTTATCGAACCAGACTTGAGGCCGTTCCACCACTTCATTGCGTCAATGACGCCCTTGATCTTGAGGACTGGCGAACTCGTCGTGTTGTCCACCTTCGGCATCGAGAACAGACGGAAGCGGCGTTCCTTCAGCTTGTCCTGCGATGACTTGCCCAACGCAATGTCAATTTTTGCTCCGTCGCCAAGCGCAGACTCGCCAGCCGAACGATTGACTTCGTTGAACAGTCGGCCGAACGGGTCTTCGCACACCATGTGCAGCGTCGGAAGGTACGAATAGATGTTCGACGTGATACGCAGTTCGCGGAAAATCTGCGACGTGACGGGATACGGCTCGTTGTTGATGTTGACAGCGCCGACGAAATAATCGTCCTGACCAAACAACTTTTGGCTGATTGAACGATCTGGATTGGACGGCGCAAACGACGACATTAAATTTTCACCCTTGAACCGCGACCGCCTGTGCGAGCGCGCGTGGTGAGAGCAGCCTGATCAGCAACGGGAATGACGACGTAAGAACCGTTGATAATTTCAAACGGATGCTCTGCGCCGTTGTAGAACAGCGGAATCCACCAGCCCGAGACTGTGTTGAACGAACGCAGCGCAATCACGTCCAGCTTGTTGCGGGCGGACCACGGAATCTTGCTCTGCGGTTGAAGGCTACGGACAAACTTGGCGCCATCCGGATTGAAAATATCAATCCGCTTGTGCGCAGGTTCGCCGGGTTGCTCCACTACGTCCACGAGCGGGAACATGTTGGACATGTAGTATTGCTTGTTCGATGTGCGCGCCATGAATTATTCCACTCCAGAATCGTTTGGCGTGACCAGATCAGCCAAGTTGCTGGCAGAGTTGGAAAGGTCATCAGCCACGCCAGACGTGAACGACTTGAACGAGTCGCGGTTCAAGTTTGGAATTCCATAACCCTGATACTCGTCGTTTGCATCGGACATGAAAAATTCACTGATATCGCCTTGCGTCGGCGTGTTGACGGTTCGCAAGGTCACGTCGCATGACGCGCTGATTGGCACACCTGCCTTGTTCATGCGCGTATCCCATGTCGGGTTTACGTCCCCAAGCAGGACAGAGTGAATGTAGAGAAAATTTCCAATGCGCAGCGAAATGCGGCCACGGTTGGGGTCCAGCAGCGTCGGGCCGGGCGGCTCAAGCAGAATGTCTTCCGGCGTTTTCTTGAACGGCAGCGCCATCATCATCAGCGTTTTGATGGGGTTCAGCACGTCAACGCGCGCATCCTTCTTTGCGTCGAACAGAAGTGGAAGCGAAAACTCGATGGGCGACGACGACTGCCAGACTTGGTGGGAAAATTCCTGCAACACGCGGTTGACCGGCAGGAAGATGCTCGCTGCACCAAATTTTTGTCCAGCCACATCAGTGATAGAGTTTGGCAGGCGCGGCTCGTAGTTTGCATTGACGCCAAACGCAAACGACTCGGGCAGACCCGCTTGGATCACGATTTCCGGATCGGGCTGCACGCGGCGAATGGTGACGACGTAGTTGGGGTTCTTTGGAATATTTTCGTCTGACGCGGCCATTAGTAGGCTCCATTTGCAATAGCGAACCCGATATCATCCATCGGCACTTCCGACGGATCGAGCCGTGGAGGCGATGCTGGTGTCGGCGCCGGAGGACGCGGGGGAGGCGGAATATTTACATTGACGACCGGATCAACCATGCCGGGCGTGCGCGGGATTGAGACAGCATCGATCGATGGCGGCGCAGCAGCAGACATTGTTGCCGACTCTGATCCGAGATACGGCTTGATCGACAGGTTTGAAGCCTGTTGAGCGTAGGTCATATTATTTCCAATCAGACCGTTGTTCTGACTGATTGCCTTGTCACCCCAAAATCCAGCGGAAATCGCGTTCGGATTTGCTTCCAGACCTTTGATGAACTCGTACGCCTTTCCTGCGCCCATGAAGTGAGCGTAGTAGATTTCCTGCGTCGTCGGCTCGCGACCAAGCTTGCTTCTGAGGTAGTCAGAATTTTCCTTGATGAGCAACGCGCCCAGCGTGGCGTTGGACTTTGCGTTCATCCTGTCGTTGACCAGTCCGAGACGCGCGCCGTGCTTGGCGTACATTTCGTCCCACGTACCCGGCATGAACTGGAACAGACCGCGCGCTTTGGAATTCGGATTGGCGGCGTCGGGGATAAAATTTGATTCGCGTTTGGCAATCGCCATCATGGCGTCAACGTTGACACCTTGCGCGGCGGCTGCGGCGCGAACGTGGTATTCGCCGGTCGACTGAACCAGAGACGTAGCAGCGGCGCTTCTAGGCCCGGTTGATGCCGTAGTTGCTGCGGGAGCCGGGTCCGCCGGTCTAGGTCCGACAATCAGGCCAGCCGCTTGCTTGCGATTATTTATTTCCCCGTCCAGCTTTGCGACGACACCATCCACTTGCAGAATGGCGGCTTGGATATCCTTGTAGGATTGCGCGTAAGCCGAAACGTCTTGACCGCTCGCCTTCATTGCGTCGTACGTGGCAATGAAACCCTTTGCGTCAGCGATTTGGCCGAGAGCGTGGTCACGCGCGGCCACCAATATTTTCAGTTCATCGTCAGCGAGGTTTGTGTCTTTCCCCGAGACAATGTTGTTGAACAGGTCTTTCGCGCGTGCAGCCTTGGACTGGCCGGGAATTAATTCCCACGCCGCATCAAGCAATCCAGTGACCCAATTCCACACGGCGTCACCGACACCGCTCATCCAATCCCAAACGTCGCCAGCCATGCCAGCAACCCATTTGCCCGCGTTGTCGAGGCCCGTCGCCAGCGATGTGCCCAATCCGCCAGTGAAGGAATCGAACACGCCCAAGAAGAAGTTGCCCAAGGACGAAAACACAACGGGCGTCCACTCTCCGATAAAGCCAATGACATTTTTTCCAATGTCCCACAGGATGCCGGGGAGTTGTTTGACGCCTTCCCAAATCATGCCAAGCAGAGCCTTGAAACCTTCGCCTGCCATCTGACCGATTTTTTTCCAGTCGGCATTCTTGATGAAGTCGCCAACGCTCGCAAACCAGCCGTCAATCTGTTCCTTGAAGTCAGCGTAGACTGACGTGACAATGCCGGTAAGACCGCCGACGACTGCGCCGACCGCAGTACCGACGACAGGAATGGCCGAACCGATTGCAGCGCCAGAGAGTGCGCCTGTGCCAGCGTTCAGCAAATAATCCGAAGCGCGAGAATCAAGCAGACCGCCTTCGCCTTCGTTCATGCCGAAGAAAGACTGGCCCTGCTTGGCGCGAATGGAATCGTAACCCTGCTTGAGGCCGACAACGCCAAGCGCCGCGCCAGCGCCGCCCGCCAGCAGGCGACCGCCAACGTTGAGAATTCTTCCGCCCACGTTGGGGATTGCGCTCGTCGGCTTGAACCCGGCAGGCAGACGCTTGATTGCAGGACCGATGACCGGCAGCTTTGTTGCAAGATTGGTGAGCCCTCGGGCGCCCATCAACGCGCCAAGTCCGCCAAGCTTTAGAATATTTCCTCCGGCTCCGAGAAGTCCGCCTTGGCGGTTCCACGGCAGCAAGCCTGCGCCGCCATCGGCAATCTTCTTCAGAAGGTCGTTTGTCTTCTTCCACGAGGAAATAACCTGACGACGCTGTTTGATTTCGCGGATTTGCGTAATCTGGCGGCGTTGGTCATCAATCTGGCGGTGACGGCGCGTGTCTTTCGCAAGCTGCGTCGTGGCGGATGCAGCGTCTTCGGAGTGTTCAGTAGACTTGCCAATGGTGGCGGCAATTTTTTCCTGAACAGACATTGCCTTCTTTTGCTCACGGCGTTGATCTGCCATGGCGGAAGCCGCAGTAGCAGACGCGCCAGCGCTACGACCGGAGGCAGACGAAGTGATTGCGCCATCAGTCGTGTTGCGAGCACGATAGGCGACCAACGTGTTCAAACGTCCGCCGGTGCCTTCTTCACCAGCGGCGCGTCTAACCTGTCCTCCGAAAATATTCGCCATTACCTATCGCCTCTTGTTTGCCATCATTGCGTTGATGCGGTTGGCTTCCGCTACTCTACGTTCGTATTCCTGTTTCTCGCGCTCCGCCCTTTTTTCATGGAGGATGTGAAGCTCGAAGAACATTTTCGTTTCTGTGTCGTCGCCAACCTGAATGTGCCGGTCCGCTTGAAGAACGAACAGCAACTCAATGATTGACGCTTCCCTATACGCCGGGAAAGAAGGCCGAAATGTTGACGACGGCGCGGGTACGTTCCGGCCTCGGCAACACATCGACCCCTTGAGCAGTTTTTTCCTTGATATCGTTGATTTCCTCAACGAGTTCTTCAATCGTCTTGGTCAGTGCTTCGTCTTCCAGTTCTTCGTTGAGCTTGATTAGTTGCGCGGCGCGTTCTTCCAGAGTCGCCAGAACCTTCTCAACATCGAATTTTTTCTTGTCCAGCGTGACGGGCACAAACTCGGTGACGCCGTGGTAGAGCTTCATCTTCACGTCGCGAGCAGTTTCGAGCATTTCGTTGCCCATCACGTCCACGCGTTCCATGCGCTGACGGATAGTCTCGCCCGGCAGCGGCTTGAAATAACGAGAGTGCTGATAGAGCCACGTCATGCCATCGTCGACCACATCGAAATCGACGTTGCCGCTCGAATCCAGATCGTACATGCGCGGCCAGTCGAAACCTTGCTTGCTGGCTTCGAGGAATATTTTCTCGTGCTCGTCGCGGTTCAGTTTGGTTTCTTCGAGCATGGTCTGCGTGATTGTCGTCACGTCGTTGATGCCATAGCGCGAAGTCCACTTCACAACCATGGGCGACTTGACGAACGACTTGGCGCGCAACCAGTACAGCACGTAGTAAAAATCTTCCTGCGTGAGAACGCGCGGATCGACCGACACCACAGACGCGATAACGTCTAGCATGGTGGAGATTGAGTTTGAACGCTGGACCGGAGACAGCTTGCGGAGTTCGCGCACCACAAACGGACGCGCAAACATTTCCTTGAAGTCGTAGAAAATATATCCGCTCGGCAGATCGATCATTTCCCACTGCGGGCCGTTCGGCACGCCAATGTAGGGGCTCGTCTTTGCGTACACCGGCTGACTGAGCACGAGTTCAGCCATTTGCCGCGTGGCTTTCACTTCTTCCGGCTCGGGTTCTTCTTCCAGCTTTACGCTCTGCGGCGGTGGCGGCGGTGGCTGCACAAGCTGGGGAATAATTTCTTCTTCCGACGGGCCTTCAGGAACTTCAGTCTCTACTTCGACCAGTTGCGTGCTTTCCATTTTTTCCACAAACGCCTGCCATCCGGCCAGCGAAACCTGAGCTTCCTGCGCGTTGCGAATGTAGAGTTCGATTTCTTCCTTCAACCACGGCTTTTCGATTGCAATGGCTTCCAGACGCGCCATCACTTGCGGAATGGAACTGGCGTGCGCAAACTGATCAGTCTGCCCGCCTTCCTTGATAATGTCAGCGAGCAATTTCTCGCCTTCTTCCTTGCCGGTGACTTTCGTGACTTTCATGTCTCTTCTCCTGAATTTTTTATCGAATGCCGAACTGTGACAGAGCAATGTTGATGAGATCGTCACCAGCCTTGCCCGCGTCGGCTTGCGGTTCAATCAAAATGCCGTCCATGGAAAATTGTCCCTGCACGCGCAGACGGCCATCTTCCGCGTACGAATATTCAAACGTTCCAGTGTTGGACAGCCACGCATCCTGCATCGTGACTTTCAGCACTGGCTTTGTCGTCTGAATCCAGTCGAACACGGAAACAGTGATGGGCCGCTTGTACTTGTCGGGTTCGTTGTAGTTGTGGTCCTTGTCGACAATCAGGTCGCGCCACTTGCTCAAATATTTCGTGGCCTTGTAGCTCACGTCCTCGTAAATCTGGATTGCCGCAGCCTCAGTCGTGGTGAAGCCGGGGAAGTATCGCTCGCCGCCGCCGAAGAAACGCGGCTGCGCCGAAGGCTGCGTCGGTGAAAACGACACGGACTCTGCGATAATATCTTGAGGATTGAACAACCCGTTGTAGAAGTCGCCTGCCGCTGCCGCAGTCTTGTCGAGCGCAGAGCCCCACGAGCCATCCACCTGTTTGCGGATATTGGCTGCGGATTCCTCGTCTGCGGAAAGCAGAGTAGGAAAATTTACGACAAAGCGGAATGCGGGAGCAGGGGCTCCAATGTTGGAGCCAAGAGCGCGATTGAGTTGTGACATTGACCTTTTCCGTGGGTATTATTTACCCTATTAGAAGATTGGCAACGCGTGAAAAGGTGATGTTGCGCTAGAAGGGTGACTTAACCGAAAAATTTTCGGAAAGAGTCTACGGCCGAAGCTCCGTCGATACCAAGTCCGACACCGAGCAGGCCAAAACTGTGCATGTCGTATTCCAGCACCATGTCGATGCTGATGATGGAGGAATTCGCTCCATCGAAGTCAAATGAACCAATCGACTTGGGCCATGCGTTTGACAGCACAAGCGATCCGACTTCCTTGTTAGTCTCGTCGAACGGCGTAATCGTGACCGTTGTCGAGTATCCCGGCGCGCCAGCAATGCCAAGATCGAAACCGCCGAAATTTTTATTCGCTCCGGACGATCCAGACATGGAGTTGTCGACAAACTCATGCCAAGCGCGCAATTTTTTATACGTGCCCATCTTGCGATCTTCGACAAACCGCACCGTGACAGACTCGAAGGGCTCGCGCTTGCCACGGAATTTATACTGGTGCCCGAACAGATCGACAGGGATTGTGCCGACGCTCATCCCCGGCCACGTGCAGGACATTGCCTTCACAGTGAGGTCACGGTTTTCAAGCAACTCGAAACCAGTGCCGGGGATGGAGGCAAACCGAACAGCGAACTTGTCTGACGCCAGAGGCGAATCAACTTCGTCGTGAATGTCTGCCAGCGAAGGGCGCATAAAATATTACTCGAACGGGTGGTTGTTCGAACGCCACGTGTCGTAGGTGAACGTGGCTTGCACCAGCATGACTTGCGAGCTTTGCCCGTCAAGCTGAATGTCCGACAGTTCCGACAGCCAGAGGCCGAAAATATCCACTTCATCGCGCAGAACGTTTGCGTTGTCGTAGACGTTGATGCGAGCGGTGACCGAGTAGTCACGCTTGTATCCAGTCGACTTGGACGTGTTGGTCGACTTGATTTTTTCGTGCCACGTGCGCAGGACGCGCTGCGTGCCGACGTTCGATTCTTCCACGAACGTTGTCGAGAGCGTGCCGGGGAACGTCTTGCGTCCGGGGAAGCGCAGCACTTGTCCATGCAGCGCCATTTCCATCGGCTCGATGCTCATGCCCGGCAGGCTGACTTGCTGACACTTGATGTTCAGCGAGTCGGCGTTGAGTCCTGCCGGGAGATTTCCCAGCAGAAACTCAAAGTTCATCGCGGGCATCGGGTCTTCAAGGTTGTTCAGGTCGTTGAGGGTTGCCCTCATGTGAAAACTCCTTCAGAATTTTTTCGCATCAGGCCGCGAGTTGACGGACGATTTCTTGGATGGTGATCTGTCCATCAGCAACGTTGGTGCGAAGGACGATTTCACGCGTCGGCTGGACGAAGATCAGCAGAATGTCGATGTTGATCCTGCCGACAGCTTCATCCGCTTCCTTGTTGTTGTCGCCGTCGCACTTCACGAGATAGAACGACAGACCTTCGCCCTGCTTGATGGGCTCAAGGTACATGTTGATCCGCTGCGTGATGTTGAAACGCGTGTTTGCGTTCGCAGGGCGCTTGAGGAAATTTTCCAGATAGATACCGACTGCCGTTTCGATTTCGGACAGCGTGCGGCGGATCGGAAGGATCGACAGCGCGCTTTCCTGCACTTGCAGCGTCTTTGCATCCCAAAAGACAATCGAGCCGCCGCGATGCTTGATGATCGGAGAAATACCGAGCGGGCAAAGCAGATCAAGATCGGCCTTCGTGTAGTCTTCCTGCACATCAACGGCGCGATCCATGATACCGCGATTGAGGCCAGACGGGTCTTCCCACATCTTGTTGCGGTCGTTGAACGCAATAATTGCGGCAATGTCGCCAGACGGCGGAATGAAGCGGCCGTTCGGGGAATATTTCGACGTGACCTTGATGTACGGCGCGCAGATTGTGCCATACGAGTTGTCGGCAGCGAGAGTGAACTGACGATACTCGCGAAGCGCGGCAGTTTTTTGCGCAGTCTGCGGAGCGTCGAGAAGCGCGAAACAATCGCGGCCCGTCTTTGCCACTTCCAGCATCCTTCCATGCACCGTTTCCGAAGAATAACCGCCGTTTATGAACAGCTTTACCTTGTAATAGGGCTTCCATTAACAGTTTATCTCTGGCTTGAAAGGCAAATAGCCATATCTCCATGTTTCTTTAGTCTAAAAGATACCAAACATGGCCTGGCGTACGACC